ACTAAACTTATTTAATACAATTAAATCTGTTTATGGTACGGTGGATTCTAAACAATTAAAGTCAGTTTACATTAACATTCAATCATGGGTTGACCCTAAATTAGAACATAACAATTGGAATCGTGTAGTTTGTAATTTAAGTAGAGAAATAAAACATTCCGTATTTAATTCAGTTGATAATTCGATATTCAAAGAACAGACAATAGTTGATTTAGACTTAAGAACAAGTGGTATATTATATGGAAAAAAATCTTTTTTTAATTTGGAGGTAAATCTATATACAAACATTGAAATTGATTTTAAATCAACAGAATTAAAAGACTCAATTAAAAAAATTATCAAAAACATTTACAAAAATAATATCAATAACAATGAATATTTTTACTTTTCCACGACTAAAAAAGAATTAAATGAACAAAGTATCGTTATCTGATATATTTATTTTAAAATAGTCAATGAAAAAATTAAGAATTTTAGAAGCCAATGAACTTGGACATGGGATTTTAATTGAGATGGATGCGGGATGGGTTTCACCAAAAGATGAGATAAATGCGAACATACTTAAAGAAGTATCAACTATGGATTATAGAAATCCTTTTGAGTTCTACGCCGTTTTACAGAAATACGATACCGCAAACAGAAATGGAAGATTTTATCCTGAAAGAATTTTAAAAAGAGAATCTGATAAATATAAAAAAACAATTGCAAAAGGTTTATCAACTTCAGAATTAAACCATCCTGAATCTTCATTAATTGATTTAGATAGAGTATCTCATATGATAACTGATATATGGTGGGATAGAAATATTTTAATGGGAAAATTAAAATTATTAACATCTCCTGGATTTCATGAAAAAGGTATTGTATCAACTAAAGGAGACCAAGCAGCCAATTTAATGAGACAAGGTGTTACCTTAGGTATATCTTCAAGAGGAGTTGGTTCATTAAAGAAAGTCGGTGAAAGAAATGAAGTTCAAGATGATTTTGAATTAATATGTTTTGATTTAGTATCTTCACCATCAACACCAGGAGCATACCTATTTTCAAATCCTGAAGATAGAGAAAAGTATGAAGAAAATTTAGAAGAAGAAAAAAGACCATATAAATTAGAGTCCTTATCAAATGATAATTCTATTGACAAATCTATTGATTTAATGAAAAAATTATCCGATTATTTAGACAAATAAACTTACTTATGGACGAGAAATATTTTGTAGCAAAAATTACTTATGATTTACCAGATGAAAATTCAGGAAAGATTAAGAAAATTAGAGAAGAAAAACTTGTAAAAGGGTATTCAGTTACTGATGTCGAAGCTAAGGTTACTAAAAAATACGAAGGATTTTCTTATGATTGGAGAATAACTTCAGTATCTGAAAGTAAAATAGACGAAGTTATTGAAAATTAAAAAAAGTTAAAGTGGTCTAATTTGACCACTTTTTTTTGCAATTTTTTTAAGTATAAAATAGTTTTTTTATAAAATACTAATTTTTTGTACTTTGATACTATTTATTAGTTAAAATAAATAGATTTCTATGCAAAAGAATAAATCATTAGTACAAGAGGCTCTAATTCAAATGAAACAAGTTGAAGAAGCGATAGCCGAAAATGCAAAAGGAATACTTGCTTCTACAATGAAGGAAGAAATCAACCAATTAGTAAAAGAATCTCTTTCTGAACAAGATGATGAGATTGATTTAGATTCAGATGTAGACATTGATATGGATGACAACGCAGATGATGCTGAAGTTGACATTGACATGAATACTGATAATGAAGATGAAATGGATATGGATGTTGATGCAGACATTGATATTGATTCTGATGAAGAAAGTCCAATTGATTTAACTCACGAAGACGATGAAACAATTCTTAAGGTATTTAAGGCTATGGGTGAAAAAGACGGAATCATCATTAAAAAAGATGGTGACGATATTCACTTAACAGACAATAATGCCGATTCAGAATATCTCGTTAAACTTGGTGAATCTGAAGACGAACAAATAAACATGGATGAAATGAATGACATGAATTATGATGAAATGAATTATGATGAAAAAACACCACATGATGCTGATGTTAATAGCGTAATTGATGCAATCTTTAAAGGAAACTCAATGGAAGAAGCTGAGACAGACGAAGACGAAGTTGTTTACGAAATCGAATTTGACGAACAAGACGAAATGGACGAAGCTAACGACGAAGACGAGTTAGACGAACAAGACGAAATGGACGAACAAGACGAAATGGACGAACAAGACGAAATGGACGAAGATGACAATCTAGATGAATCTATCAATCAAAAAAAATTACAGAAAAAGGTTAAACCTAAAGGCGTTGGAATTGGGTCAGGACCTAAATTCTCATACAAAAAAGGAAATTTTAAAGGCTTCTCTGAAGACAAAAAAGAAGGACCTAAAGCTATGGGAACAGGTAAGGCAAAATTTGAATACAAAAAAGGACCTAACGCTGAAGGAAAAGCTAAAAAGGTTGAAACAAAAGAAGCTTTTGGTGGTAAAAAAGGTGACGATTCAAAAAGTCACAAAGACTACGAAAAAACAGAAACAAAAGAAGCCGCAAGAACTTTCGGTAGCGGTTCAAAAGAAGGAAGAGGCTTAAGAAAAGGCATCACTAACAACAGAAACTATGTTTACAGTAATAGTGGTGTTAAAGTCGAATCTTTAGAAAATGAAGTTAGTACGTTGAGAGAAAAAAATGAAGAATATAGAAAAGCATTAAATGTTTTCAGAGAAAAACTTAATGAAGTTGCTATTTTCAATTCAAATTTAGCTTACGCAACAAGATTGTTTACTGAGCACTCAACAACTAAAAAAGAAAAAATAAATATTCTTAGAAGATTTGATGGCGTTGAGACATTGAAAGAATCAAAATATCTTTATAAATCAATTAAAGATGAACTTTCAAAATCTGATACAAAATCAATCAATGAATCAGTTGAAAACAAATTAAATAAAAACGTATCAACAGGTTCATCTAGTACCCTTATCGAATCAAAAACTTATGAAAATCCTCAATTCTTAAGAATGAAAGATTTAATGAGTAAGATGGGGTAAAAAATAAATTAAAAAAAATAACAACAAAATGGGAGCATTATTAGAATCAGGTCTTGTTGGTAACATCGGTCTTAAGCACCTTAAAGTTATCAAAGAAGACACAATCAGCAAATGGGACAAATTAGGATTTCTTGAAGGTCTTAAAGGTCACATGAGAGAAAACGTAGCACAGCTTTATGAAAACCAAGCGTCTTACTTAATTAACGAAGCATCATCTACATCTGACACAGGTGCATTTGAAACAGTGGTTTTCCCTATCGTAAGAAGAGTTTTCTCAAAACTTTTAGCAAACGATATCGTATCAGTACAAGCAATGAACTTACCAATTGGTAAATTGTTCTATTTTGTACCTAACATTCAGGCATATACTGACCCTACAGATTTGGCGAATACAGGTATTCACTACCCTCCTTATGGAGCTCCAAACATGGAAGCAGGTCAAACTCCAAATAGTGGTTACGATTATAATAACACTAAAGACCTTTATGATAGATTTTATGAAGGTAATGAACCAGCTTTAGACCCACCAGGTTTATTTGACTACTCTAAAGGACAATATTCTTCTATTACAGCTAATATCACTACAGTGGCTTGGTTAGCTGACCAATTGGTAGTTTCAGCTTATAGTACGTCTGATTACAGAAAAGTATTAATCGTTATGTCAGGTTTTGCATCTGACGGAGCGGGTAAATTAATCGGCCCCGATGGTCAACCAATGGATAACGAAGCTTTCCTTTCGGATTTAACAGTTTACGGAGCTGCTGGAAATCCAACAACTTCCGCTAACGTAAACAATCCTTATTTATTTAGAGTTGTAACTCAAAGATATGGTAAAGGTATTGTTCAGTATGGTAATAACAATGCAACACTTGCTTTCCCTAACAGTAAAACAGGTGGTGGTCAGTATGATAACATTTGTGATGTGGAAGGTAAAATCTATCTTGAAGTCGATTTACAAGTACCTTGTACTGTTGGTCAAAATTCATTAGACGGATATTCTGGTTCAACATTCTCATCAACAACGGCTGTTGATAACGCATTCACTGCAACTTATAGAATCTATAAGAATCTTGAATTCGAAGATAGAATTGGTGAGGTTTCATTTGACCTTATGTCAGTAACAGTTTCTGTAACTGAAAGAAAATTAAGAGCACAATGGTCTCCAGAAATGGCACAAGACGTTGCGGCATTCCACAACATTGACGCTGAAGCTGAATTAACAGCTTTATTGTCTGAGCAAGTTGCGGCTGAAATTGATAGAGAAATCTTGAGAGACCTTAGAAAAGGTGCAGCATGGAACTTAAGATGGGATTACAACGGTTGGAAGAGATTAGGTACTAATGCAGTTCCTTACACTCAAAAAGACTGGAACCAAACGCTTATTACAGCGGTAAACCAAATTTCAGCTCAAATCCATAAATCTACTTTAAGAGGTGGTGCTAACTGGATTGTTGTTTCTTCTGAAATCAGTGCAATTTTTGATGATTTGGAGTATTTCCACGTATCAAATGCGGCTCCTGAGCAAGACCAATACAACATGGGTATTGAAAGAGTTGGAACATTAGCAGGTCGTTACCAAGTGTATAGAGACCCTTACTTCCCAGCTAACCAAGTGTTATTGGGTCATAAAGGAACATCTTTACTTGACACTGGTTACATCTACGCACCGTATGTACCACTACAATTAACTCCAACAATGTACAATCCGTTTAACTTCACACCAATCAAAGGTATCATGACTAGATACGCTAAGAAAATGGTGAATAACAGGTTCTACGGAAGAATTACAGTAGATGGTGTTAGAACATTCGATTTAAGAGAGTTGAGATAGTCAATTTCTTATGAGATACACTAAAAGGGACGAGAAATCGTCCCTTTTTTTATTTATAAACTATTTATAATAATGATTAGACAATCTTGGAATATTGATAATAGTGAAAAATTAAGAATTCTTAATTTACATGAGACTGCGACTAAAAATCAATATCTTATAATAGAACAAAAAGAAGTAATTACAAAAACAATTGAAGTTGGAAAACCGATAACTTTTAATCTACCAAATACATTTAGTAGTGGTCAATATAAAATAACAGGTACAACATCAATAGATGATGCAATAAATAAAATAAACGATTACGTAAAACAATATCCACTAAACTCTAAATTTGAAGTGATAATAGAATCGTCAGAATCTAAAGTTCCAAATAAAGGTGTTGGATTAAATCCGGGAGATTTATCAAGATTAAGAGCCGAGGAAATTGAGAAATACATAAACGATAAGATACCAAAAAATGTTACTCCAAAAATTGACAATAAAGGAGCTCAAGGTCCAAAATGGGATGTTAGTTTGGGTTCTGATAATTCAGGATACACTCAATATCAATATGTTAAATTGATATTTTCAGCATCGGGTGAAAAAGAAAATATTCAAAAAAAAATAATTCCTGTAAATTGTAACGTATCCGTAAAAAATTCAAGTGGAGGAGTTATACCATCATCTAAAGATTTTACACAAACACAAGAATGGGATTTAGGAGAAGGCGAAGGACAAATTTAT